CATGCTTCTTCTGCTTTGGCCATTGCTGCGAGGGCTTCTTCGGTTGCGGTCATGTGTGTATTCTACTTTATTTTTCTAAGTGGTGCAAGCTCTTTTCGTATAAAAAGAAAACTTTTTTTAACGGGGGCGGGAGTAAAAGCGACCGTAAAGAATTTCCAGCCTTTCTCTATGCTTGGAAGCCCACGAAGCCCAACGGTTTTCGAACTCTTCAACGCGAACGAACTTCCCTTCGGGGAAAGCCCAGTGTTCGCCATTCTTGATCTGCTCAACTCTTTTTGCGTCGGCAGTCTCACCCCAAACAAACTCTTCGCCTTTGGCGGTTTTCGAGATGATGACGAAACTCTTGGTTTCGTCTGCGTGCTTAATTTTTCCTCCTGAGAAGTATATCGTTGCCATGCGTGTATTTTAGCACAGATCCGCACGAATTAAAAGCTTTTTTTACGTCCAAAATGCTTTTTTTTTGACCTGTCATACAGCATGCCCACCCCATAGCACCCACCCCATTTTTTAAAAGTTTTGATCCCTAATATACGCGCAGAGTCAGGGGGGGAGTCTTTTCTCAAAAACTAAACCATTAAATTATAACAGTTAGGCGTTGGATGGAAAAAAATAGCGGGGTTATTTTGGGGAAAAGTGCATGCCCAAGAAAAACCAGAATAAAAAAATAAACTAATATGCCGCGAATATAATACACAAAAACGTGTAGTATAAGGTATGACATATCGGAATATGGCGGTAGTGCTGGATGGAAGCGAACCTATATTGGCAACGAAGGTTGGGGTAGATTTCTCCACTAAAAACCAAGTAAAAAGACAATTGGGCGCGAATATCGACGCTGGTGATCAGTTGAGGTTTAATGGCGATGTGGATTGTAAGATAGGTTTGGATTTTCTAGTGAGTACTAGAGATGATGGTGGTAATGACTTTGTTAATTTTTTATTTGATAGTTTTCATAACACTGGGCAGAATTCTATGATTTTAAATGTCGGGGGGAATATCTACAACTCTTGTTTTATTGATAGTTTCAGTTTGACGGTCAGACCATTTGAGACAGTCATGGGTAATGCAACATTTAGTAGTTATGATCCTAGCGATTCAGTTTTGACTGGCGCAAATACTCTACTAGATACCCATCTATATACAAACGATGTAGTCTACGGACACAATTGTTTACTGAGTGGTGCAGGTAATGTGGTAGCTTCTGATATTATCAATGAATTAAGTTATACTAAAACGTATTCAAGAACCCCAATTTATACTTTAGGTTCGCAACAGGCGACAAGCCAAATTGTTGACGGTGTAGAGGTAGATGTAAACGTTCAGTCTACAGGGTTGAATCAGTTGATTGATTTTAGTGGTAATAAATTATCTAGTGATTTTGGGGTCGGTCTACGAGATGTTGGCGGTTCTGGAGTAACTTACAGTTCATCTAATTTTGATTTAATTGTAAATTCTGGAGCGCATGTAGTTGCGGAAGGTTACTCCGTTGATGGAGGCGGTACTTTAGTAACAAAAGCTACCATTAAAGAAGTTATTCTATAAAAATAAGTGTAATATATACATATGGCCCGAAGAAAGGTTGCTAAGGAAAAAGAGGTTCCGTTTGAGTTACTAGCGGATTTTGAAAGATCGATAAAGTTTAATAAAAGAAATTTTAGATTCACCCCCAAACAAAAGAAGTTTTTAGACCTAATACTGGAAGAAGATTCTAAGATTATTTTTGTTTCTGGCCCTGCGGGAAGCTCAAAGACCTACATGTCCCTGTATGGGATGTTAAAATTATTGGAGGAGGACTTCTCTAAAGATATTTTATATGTTCGAAGTATTGCTGAAAGTGCTGATACGGGGTTGGGGAGCTTACCCGGGGATATTGCAGACAAGTTTGATCCTTTTTTGTGTCCACTTTATGACAAAATGGAAGAAATCGTCGCTTCTGGGGACGCGATTTACTTAAAACAACGCGAAAAAGTGTCAGCAGTGCCGATCAACTTCCTTCGTGGGGCGAGTTGGCAGAATAAATTGGTTTTTGCAGATGAAGCTCAGAATTTCACGCTAAAAGAATTAACTACTTTGATCACCCGCATAGGTGAAGACAGTAAAATTATTATCGGAGGTGATTTTTTCCAGAGCGACATCAGAGGAAAAAGTGGATTCAAGCCCATGTTCGACAAATTCGATGATGATGAATCTAAAGAGATGGGTATTCACACATTTAGCTTCAATGAAAGCGATATTGTCCGTAGTAAAATACTAAAATTCATTATTAAGAAGTTAGAAGGTGAAAAATAGTGTAATTACTTACTGATTTTGATATAATTGTAAGATGAGTCACATATTTTGTTATAGTTGTGGGGTTAAGATTGAATATAATTTTGCTAAACCTAATTTTTGTTCTAAATGCGGGGCAAGTTTTGGAGGCGAGCAGCAATCTCAAGCTGCGGTGGAGCAGGTTCCCAATCAAACCAAAGCCTCTGTAGTTTCGGATGACGAAACTGATGCAGAGTTCGTTCCACAACTAAGGGGGTTGCAGGTGGAAATCGAAAAACCTAAAACTTTCACCATTGGTTCTTTAGCAGGTCAGAATACGCCTCCCGACTATAAGGGGAAAGGCGCTTACGATCTGAATGATTTCACTTCTAAACCTTAATGCCCGAAGAGAAGAAGTATGAAGACTACCAAGACATCATAGATCGAGCCGTTAAAAAGCAGAGATCAAGGTGGCGTTTAGATGCTATCAAGTGGTTTGACTTTGAGGATGTCGAACAGGTAGTAAAATCACACATCGCCCAAAAGTGGCACATGTGGGATCAGTCGCGTCCATTGGAGCCGTGGCTTAGTCGTGTAATCACCAATAGGATGTGGAATCTTATAAGAAACCATTATGGGTCTTATATCAAACCTTGTTCGACATGCATACATGCGCGGGATGAATCATGCGCTAAGACAATAAGCGGTAACCAAGATGTTTCGTGTAAAGATTATGCTAAATGGTCAAAGAAGAAAAAATTTGGACTAGAATTGAAAACTGCATCTAGTCTGGATGATGCTGAGCATGTTATAAACGTTAAGTGTAATTCATATTTTGATTATGACTCCGATACACAAAAGCTTAACGATAAAATGCGAAAAAAACTTGGAGAGAAACAATACGGGGCATATCATATGTTATATTTCGAGGATTGTACAGAAGAAGATGTAGCAAAGTATATGGGGTATAAACTGTCTGATACTAATCGTAAGATTGGCTACAGACAAGTAAAGAATCTCAAGTGTAAATTTCATAAGATTGCAATAAAAATTTTAAAAGATGGAAGGGATTGGTAATGGATTTAACAGATGATCAAAAAGAGTATATAAAAAACAATGTGAACAAAGTCACAAATTTAAATGAACTCACCCAAAAATGCTTCAGGGATGATGATTTAGATGGCCGCACGAAAGAGGGTCGGTCTGTTCGGAAATACTTAATAGAGAATAATATTGATTATAAAACAACCCGCCGCAAACCACAGGACAAAATCGAACTAAACGATTCCCAAAAAGAATTCATTATCCAGCAAGCTCAGGAAGGAATGTCGTCGTTGGAGATTGCCAAGCTTATATTTCCAGAAAAGAGAGTAAAGCCACTAAGCAATGAGCAGAGAACGGTTCTGGCACATATCAACGAGGTCAATCCCGATTTCGTCCCATCACAAGACTCCGCCGCCGTAAATGATTACGTCCCGCCCAAAAGCCCAAGTCGTGTGGTAAAGAAAATCAATGATGCTACAGGATTAGAGTTAAATGATGGCAAACTAAACAGGCAAAAGCAAATCTGTATAGATAAGCTCCAAATCAATCTATCCAATAGTAGATTTTTAAAAATCATCAATAATTATCTTAATAAGCCAGACAGGGAGTTGTTCGAACAGGAATTTATTCGTTTGAGTTGGGACAAACCTGATTTAACCGCAGACGAACTCAACCTATACCTTAACGTCTGCAAAGAGGTTATTAATTTGGAGGTTGTGTCTGCTCACCTAAACAAGCTTAACGACATGTTTGATGTTGCTGATGACCAGACCGAAATGACCGTACGTCTCGCGGAGATCATCAAAGCTAAATCACAAGAGTATCATCAATGTGAAACCCGCATTGAGAATTTAACGAAGAAACTACAAGGTGATCGTGCTGAACGCATGAAGAAGTCCAGCAAGGACAATGCGTCATTTTTATCCATCGTTCAGATGTTTCAAGAAGAGGAAGAGCGGGAGAATATGGTTCGCATGGCAGAAATGCAAAAAAAGCTAATTAAAGAAGAGGCTGAGCGGATGGAAGGTATGGCAGAGTGGAAAGCGCGAATCTTAGGTATTAGTCAGGACGATGCAATTTGAATGTAAAGAGTGTGGCCAGACGTTCGATACGCAACGTGGTCTACATATGCACATCAAGAAGCACGATATGCTTCTTGGTGACTACTATGTCAAACACTATCCACGTTTCGACAGGCTGACTGAAAAACCTATCGAATTCAAAAACGCCAAACAGTACTTCTCTACAGATTTCAACACAACCAAGAACATGAACCTCTGGTTTGAGAAAGCGCCCAAAGATGAGGTAAAAAAATATATTTTGGAGAAATTTAAAAAAAGAATAGAAAACAAGAACCTCAAACACGCTCCATCGAGCCTGTATCTGAAGACGGGCGATTGGCCTACGCTGGACATCATAAAAAAGCTGTTCGGCGGTTACAACGCATTCTGTGAGCAAGTCGGGGTAAGTCCTGCGTATGGAAGTAATGTATGTAAAGAGTTTTTTGAAGATTATAGCAGTGAAGAGGTTTGGATCGACACAAGAGAGAATAAACCTCTAAACTTTAAAAATTCTTATGTTTTTAAACTGGACTTCGGTGATTACACCTTACCACCGAAAAACTA